GTATTAGCCCCAATTCCAGACTTGACATATACCATGCAATTAAATTATACCTTGAAACCAGCAGGATTATCTAGTAATGTTGCTACAACATATTTAAGTCAGCAATTTCCCTCTGGCTTGTTATATGCATGCCTTGTTGAGGCTTATGGTTTTTTAAAGGGTCCAGCTGATATGATTCAGTTCTATGAACAAAAGTATCAATCAGCGTTACAAGGATTCTCTATTGAACAAATGGGAAGAAGAAGACGAGATGAGTATCAAGAAGGTGCTCCTCAGATTCAAAAACAAGGTTAATAATTAGGAGACAAATATGACTATAACACAAGCGGTTGCAAACTCGTTTAAAGGACAGCTTCTACAAGGTCAGCATAATTTTACTGCTGCTACGGGAAATGTTTTTAAACTTGCTCTTTATACTTCTGCAGCAACTCTAGACTCATCTACAACTATTTACACTTCAACAAATGAAGTTGCAAATACTGGTCAGTATGTGACAGGTGGCGGAGTTCTAACAAATGTATCACCAGTTGTTTCAAGTGGTGTAGCATTTATAGATTTTGCAGATATATCTTTTACAGGCGTTACTTTAACTGCGAGAGGTGCTTTGATTTACAATACATCAAACACTAACGCAGCAGTATGCGTATTAGATTTTGGAGCAGATAAAACTGCAACATCTGGAACTTTCACAATTCAGTTCCCAGCAGATACAACATCAGCGGCTATTCTAAGAATCGGCAACGCATAATAGGAGTTACCTATTATGGCCAATGCTTGGGGAGAGCTTACGTGGAATGCAGGACTATGGGGTGAACAATCTAACGCCATAGCTACGCTTAATGGTTTTGAATTAACTACTTCACAAGGTCAAGCTAACTATACTCCAGCGGATGGTTGGGGAAGATATGATTGGGGAGCTTTAGGTTGGGGTGTTAACTATGCTGATAACTCTGCTTCATTAACTGGATCTCAATTAAATTTATCTGAAGGTACGGTAGCAGTATCTGGAGAAATAAGAGAGGGTTGGGGAGTTTATACTTGGGGACTAGTTCCTTGGGGTGGTGAACAAGATCCTGAAATTGGTGTACTTGGTCAACAATTAAATACATCATTAGGTTCATTAAGTTTTGTAATTACTGGAAGTGTTGATTTAACTGGTCAACAGTTAAATATTACAACTGGAACTGTTGAAGCTTTTGCTTCTTTTACTGCAGAAGTAACAGGTCAACAATTAAATATTTCATTAAATTCTGTAACTCCATTAGCAAATGCAAATGTAGATATAACAGGTCAACAATTAAATATTACTGAAGGAGAAGTAGATCCAAGTCCAGACGCTAACGTAGTTGGTATTGGAATGACTATTGATTTAGCTGTTGGAACAGTAGTTATTGGAACAGGTAATGTTGATTTAACAGGTGAACAATTAAATATTTCTTTAAATAGTGTAACAGCTATAACAGATGTAACTGTTTTAGTTGATTCTGTCGCTAATGTTGGATGGGGAATAGTTGCATGGAATACAGGTGCATGGGGAGACAGTAAAGTAAGTACTGCTTTATCAATTGCTGAAGGAGAAGTTGATCCTTCTCCCGATGTTGCTGTTGTAGGTCAACAATTAAACATTTCATTAGATAATGTAAGTATAACAGGAGATTCAAACTTATCTTTAACCGGAGAACAGTTAAATATTTCATTAAATTCAGTATCTACAATAGCTAACGCAGATATAGATTTAACAGGACAACAATTAAATATTACTGAAGGTGAAGTAGATCCAAGTCCTGATGCCAATGTAACTGGTATTGGAATGACTATTGACTTAGCTGTTGGAACAGTAGTTATTGCTGATGCTAATATAGATGTTGTAGGTGAAAGATTAAATATATCTCAAGGAATAGCTACAGGAAACGCTAATACTATTGCAAGTGTTACTGGAATAGGCTTAAATATAGCAGTAGGAACAGTATTTGCTGGTGGAAGCACTGATGTTAATGTTACAGGAAATTTATTGACTATAACGTTAAATAGTATAAATAATCAAATCTGGACTGAAATAAATACCGGAACTGATGCAACTTGGACAGAGATTGACACAGCCGCATAAATTTAATAAAACAAACAAATAAGGAATTAAAATTATGGTATCAAGTTATTCTACGGATCTCAAACTAGAATTAATGGTAACTGGCGAAAACGCTGGTACATGGGGAGATATTACAAATACAAACCTAGTTATTATTCAACAAGCAATTGCTGGTTATGAAACAGTGGCTCTTAATGCTACAACAGGTGCAACTCTTACATTTTCTAATGGTGCATTATCAGATGGTAAAAATGCTGTTATAGAATTAACTGGAACAATTACTGGAAATGTCAGTGTTATTATTCCAGATGGAATTGAAAAAACATATTTAGTAAAAAATAATACAACGGGTGCATTTACAGTTCAAATCAAAACAACTTCAGGAACTGGACCAACATTCGCTACAACTGATAAAGGAATTAAATTAGTTTATTCTAATGGAACAGATGTAGTTGATTCTGCTCTTCAAAAATTATCAAGTGACTATGCTCCAACATTATCTGCAAACTTAAGTACAAATTCAAAAAATATTCAAGTTGCAAGTACATATGGAATTATAGATGAAAACTCTAACGAACAAATTAAATTTTCAACAACTGCATCAGCTACAAATGAAATTACAATAGCTAATGCTGCAGCATCAGCTAATCCAGCTATTTCTGCTACAGGTGGAGATACAAATATTGGTTTAACTTTAACTCCAAAAGGTATTGGAAGAGTTACAGCAAACGGTAATGCTAAAATATTTGGTGTCGCTGAAGGTGTAACAATTACAACAACTTTTCAAACCACTTTAAACTATGATACTAATACACAAGCTGTTTATTTTTCAAATGTAGCAGCTGCTTCTAACTTTACAGTTAATTTAAGAGGTGATTCTTCTAATGCATTAAATGCTTCTCTTGCTATTGGTGAATCAGTTACTGTTGCATTACTTTCTAAACAAGATAACACAACATATTATAATAACGTAATTCAAGTTGATGGAACTACTATTACAGCAATTTGGCAAGGCGGATCTGCTCCTACAACAGGGAATGCTTCATCTACTGATGTATACACATACACAGCAATTAAAACAGCAGCATCAACATACACAGTTTTAGCAAGTCAAACACAATTTAAGTAGGAGGATAAGAAAGAATGCCTTTATTATCTACACGAGGAGCTGGATCAGCAAAAGCATTTGGATTAACTGCAGGATCAATAAAAGTTACTGCTGAATACGTAGTATGGGGCGGTGGCGGTGGCGGAGGTGGAGAATGGGGAGTTGGTGGATCTGCTGGAGGAGCTGCATATAATTACCCAAGCCCAACAGGTGTTGTTTTAACTGCAGGAACATATCCAGTAACTATTGGACAAGGTGGATCAGGGGGCTCTCCTTTTCCAAGTAAATCACCAGGAACTGCAGGAACTTCTTCTACATGGAATGGATACACAGGTGGAGGTGGTCAATATGGAGATTCAGATGGATATGGTGTTGGAGCAGATACAACTTTTTCAGGAACACCTCAATCTTTTGGAAATGGTCAAGGAGTGGATAATCCAGTTAGATGCGGTGGTGGGGGAGGAACTGGAGGAGCAGGTCAACCAGGTCCAAATGGTAAAACAGGTGGATCAGGATTAAGTTTAGCAATTTATGCTCCGGGATCTAATACTTACGGCGGTGGAGGTGGCGGCGGAGGTCGTGAAGGATCAGGACCACCAGGACCAGGAGGAGGAGGATCAGGAGCAGGTGGAAACCCAGGAGGACCAGGATCTCCAGCAACAGCATCAACAGGATCTGGAGGAGGGGGTGGATCTGGATCAGGTAATTCTGGTGGTGGTGGAGGAGCAGCAGGATTTGTTGTTATAAGAGTACCTTCAAAAGCATCACCAAAAGTTTCAGTATCACCTGGAACAAACACTAAAACAAGTGCTCCTAATGGAGACGCTGTTTGTACTTTTACAGTATCCGGAACTTTAACGGTAACATAATATGGCAAGTTTTGCAGAATTAGACATCAATAATAATGTATTAGGTGTATACAAAGGTTGTGATATTGATGTTCAAAACAATGGAGGAGAACAATCAGAACAAGCGGCTAAATATTTTGAAACAATAAAACCTTTATCTTCTAACGGTGTTAAATATGTACAATGTTCTTTTATTGGAGCTTTTAGAGGAAGAAATGGCGCTATAGGAGGAGTTTATGACCCTAATTTAAACGTATTTATTAATCCAAAAACACATCCTAGTTGGGTGTTAGACTCTAATCAAAATTGGATAGCTCCAATTAATGTTCCTATTACAAGAAACTATGATTTTAATGGACAAACATATGAATTTGAAAATATTATGTGGGACGAAAATTTGTTAACGTGGTTAGGTGTCCCAGTGTTAGAAACAGGGCCTGAATGGATTTGGAATAAAGATACATTATCTTGGTATCAACCTTCTTAAGAAAAGTTATTGACTTTTTAAGTAAAGTTTATTATATTTTTATCATAGAAATATGATATTAAAAAATACTTATTGGTTTTTTGAAAAAGTATTATCCCATAAATTTTGTGATGATATTATTAATTTAGCTAAAACAAAAAAAGAAAACAAAGGTCTTATAGGAATATCTGATCCAGAAGTAAAAGAAAGTAAAAAAATATTAAAAGATAAAAAATATAAAAAACATTTAAAACAAAAAAGAAATTCAAATATTATTTGGTTAAATGAAAAATGGATCTATGATGCTATTAATCCTTTAATAAACACTGCTAATAAAAATGCAGGTTGGAATTTTGAAATTGATTGGCATGAAGCTTGTCAATTTACTATATATAAAAAAGGCCAATTTTATGGATGGCACCAAGATGGATATGTAGATCCATACAATTCACCAAATGATTTAAATACTCATGGAAAAACTAGAAAATTATCTTTAGTTATGTCTTTATCTGATCCAAATGATTACAGTGGGGGAGAACTTATATTTCAAAAATTAAATGAAGAAGAAAATAAAAATATTACTATACCATGTAAAGAAATTAAAGAAAGAGGTTCTGTTGTAGTTTTTCCAAGTTTTATAAAACACAAAGTTACTCCGGTTACAAATGGAACACGTTATTCTTTAGTAAATTGGAGTCTTGGTTATCCATTTAAATAAAATGAGTTTTAAAAAAAATAAATTTATTGTAATTAAAAAAGCAATCTCTAAAGAACTTTCTGATTTTGTATGTAATTATTTTTTATTAAAAAGAGAAGTATATAAAACTTTATTAAATTATAAATATATACCAGAAAACATTTCTTTATTTGGAGTTTTAGGAGATAGCCAAGTACCCGGGACTTATTCTCATTATGCAGATATTGCTATGGAAACTTTATTATTAAAAGTAAAACCAATAATGGAAAAGAAAACAAAATTAAAACTTGTCCCAACTTATTCTTATGCAAGAATATATAAAAAAGGAGATATATTACATAAACATAAAGATAGAATGAGTTGTGAAATATCTACTACTTTAAATTTAGGAGGAGATAGATGGCCTATTTATGTAAACCCTAAAAAAAATGAAGGATTAATTACAGAGACTGGATATGTTCCTTCAAAATCTAAAGGAATAAAAATTGAATTAAATCCAGGAGATATGTTAGTTTACAGAGGATGTGATTTAGAACATTGGAGAAATTCTTTTAAGGGAAATGACTGTGTTCAAGTTTTTTTACACTATAATGATTTAAATTCAAAATTTTCAGATAGTAATAAATTTGATGGAAGAAAAATGTTGGGGGTACCTTCTAATTTAGAAAAAATTTAAAGAATGGAACTATTTTCAATATTTTCAACTGTTATTGCAAAATTTAAATTAAATCAAAATTTAAATAATCTTGAAAAATTTTGTGTGTCTTTAAAAGATAAACAAGGAAGAAAATTAAGTAATTTAAGTGGATATCAAAGTAAAAATATAAATTTAGAAAATAAAATTATAAAAATACTTGTTAATGAAATACAGCAAAAAATAAACGAGTATAAAAAAATATATTCAATTAATTTAAACCTAAACATTTTAAATTTATGGATAAATATAAATAAATATAAAGATGCTAATGTTTCACATACACATCCTGGATCTTATATATCTGGTGTTTTTTATATAAAAACTCCTAAAAATTGTGGTAATATAGTTTTTAAAAATTCAAATCAAATTGAAAATTTTATACAAGAAAATATTTTTTCAAGTTTTACAAATATAAATTCAAGTTTATATCATGTTTCTCCAGAAGAAAATGTCCTTTATTTATTTCCTTCTTGGTTAGAACATTATGTAGAACCTAACCTATCAAAAAAAAATAGAATATCTATTTCATTTAATTTTAAAAAATAGTTATGTTATTTCCAACATTAATAGTTGATAATTTTTTTAAATACCCTGAAAGGGTGGTAGATTTTTCTAATAATATAACTTACGAAAGAGACAAAGAGTACAAATGGCCAGGTAAAAGATCAAAAGAAATACATGAAATAAATCAAAATTTTTTTATTTATTTTGCTACTAAAGTTTTAAGTGTTCTATATCCAATGAACTATAAACAAATATCTTTTAATTTAAGTTTAAAATTTCAAAAAATATCTTCTGATTATAAAAATAATGGTTGGGTACATTTAGATCATCCCAATGAATTAACAGCAATTGTTTATTTATCAAAACATAAAAATTGTGGTACTTCAATTTACGATTACAAAGGAATTTTTCCTGTCCCTGGGAATGAAAAAAATAAAATAGATATGTACAAAAACGTTAAAAATACAAAAAATAATTTTTATGTAGAAGAAAATAATAATAATTTTGAAGAAACTATAAATATTAATTCTAAATATAACAGGTTATTATTATTTGATAGTAGCCAGTTACATGCGGCTCATAAATTTATAGATGAAGACATAAAAGAAGATAGATTAACTTTAATAGGATTTTTTAATTTGATTAATGGTCCTTTTATTAAATATCATTGTGTAGAAAATAATAGATTATAATGTCTTCAACAAAAAAATTCTCAAAATATTTAACAGATATTAAATGGCCAACATTATATCAATGTATTAATGAAGGGTGGAACGTTTCTGGTATTATTAAAAACAGATCAAACGAACATTTAAAATTTGATACTAGACCAATGCAACCAGTTCTTGATTCTAGAGTTAAAAAAAATGTAACTTTAAAAAGTTTAGCTGACAAAGTTGTGTTTGAAACACAGAATAAATGGTTATTAATTGATACAAAAGAATTTTACAAATATATGGAAAAAAATAATAAAAAAGAAATTAATATTGAAGAATTAGAGAAAGAATTAGAATGGAATATAATATTAAAAAAATAAATTTACCTGTTTATAAATTTAATTTAAAAAAAGATTTAATAAAATTAAAAGAAGAAATAATAAAAGAATGTTTAATTTCAGAACCAAAAAATAAAATTAACTGTAATTATGAATTAAACACAAAATATAAAAATAAATTATATAACTTGTTTTTAAATAAATGTAGAAAAATTTTAAATAAATTTACACTATCCGATAATAATTTTAAATGTTGGTGTTATTTGTCTAATAAATTTTTTAAAAAAACAATGTGGCACAATCATTTAAATACTTGCACTATAAATGGGGTTATTTATTTAAAACTATGTAAAAATGAAAAAGGTATTGATTTTAAGTATAATAAAAAAATTATTAACATTATACCAAAAGAATTGGATTTGTTAATATTTCCTAATTATTTAAATCATTTACCTTATCCATCAAAAACAAAAGACACTAGAATAAGTATTAATCTTGAGTTAAGATGCAAAGAACCAGTTGAAAAAATATTTAATTTAATATAGTTATAATAAAGAAATGAATATATACAATTTTAATTACCCTGTTTTTATTAAAGATTTATTAATTTGTAATTCTTTTAAAAAAGAAATTATTAAAAAAGAAACTATTAAAAAAATAAACTTTTTAATTAACAAAGAATTAGGAGATTTTTTTAAACAAATTTGTACAGAAACACATCATACTAATTATCAAATATTAGAAACATCTATTGAAAAAAATAAAATAATAAATAATTATATTTATGGAGCTAACATATTTGGATTTTTATATTATATTAAATCCACAAAAAATTCTAATTGTATTAAAATAAATAATCCTGCATTTCCACGTTTAGAATCAGAAGAAATACTTATATCACCATTAAATGGAAGATGTGTTGTATTTCATGGAATACTTCCTTTTAGTTTATTAAAAAATAAAGATAATAAAACAATTATACTTAAAGGTTCTTTAAAATTAATAAAGTGATTGTTTATATACAAGATAATTTCTTTTCAAAAGAAGTATGCAAAAATTTAATTAAATTTTATAAAAAAAATAAAAAACAAGCTAAAATTTTTAGAGACGTATATCCTTTAGATATAAAATTAAATGATATTTTAGTAAATAAAATTAATAATACATCTATTTTATTAAACAATTCTATAATTGATTGGGCACAAATTGTGTATTGGCCAAAAAACTCTTTTCAAGATTTACATTATGATATTTTTTCTAAAGAAACAACTCTTTCTTCAATTTGTTATTTAAATAATAATTTTGTTGGTGGAGAAACATATTTTAAAGATGGTACTATTTTTAAACCTAAAAAAAATAGAATATTGTTTTTTGATGGTAATTATTATTTTCACGGTGTTAAAAAAATAATTTCCGGAAATAGATATGTTTTAGCAATATGGTATAAAAAAAATGAATAAAAAATATTATTATAGAAAATTTATTAAATCTGATACAGAATTTAATTTTTCAAAACTATCAGAATTTTTAGATAAAAATAATTTTAAATCTATGATATCTAGTAATTATCTTAATGATTTTATTTTAGAATCAGTTTTTCAAGTACGCTCTATTCAGAATACTTTAGAATTCAATAACGTATTTAATGAATTAAATAAAAAATTTAATATAAAAAATTTACGTTCTGATTTAGATATTTTTTTTTCAATGGTATCAGGAGCATCTAGTATAACTCATTTTGATAATTATGACGTGTTTATTATTAATCTTTTTGGAAGAGTGGTTTATAAAGTAGGTGGAGATATAATTACTTTAGAACCAGGAGATTTAATTCATATACCTAAAAATATTATTCATAAAGCCATAGGATTGACACCAAGAATTATTCTTTCATTTGGAATTAGAGATGACTTATGTTAATAATTAATTTTATATAAATGAAATATTTAGAGGATAAAAATTTTTTAAATAATAAACAAAAAAATGAAATAGAAAAAAATATTTTAAATAATAAATATTTACCTTTTTTTCTTTCTTCTTCTTTTAATAGTGATTTAAAAAATATTGAATACCCTTATTTTTCACATATTATTCTTCATCGTCCTGAGGACAGAAACCACGGTGAATATAATTCTAATTATTATCCTATTTTTTTAGAAATGTTAAATTCTTTTTGTAAAAAAAATAATATTAAAATAAATGAAATATTTAGAATTGCTTTAAATTTTACATTTAATTTTGGTAAAAGAAAATCACTAGTTCATCAAGATCATGAATTTAATCATAAACAATTAATTATATATTTAAATGAAGCGGATAAAAAAGCAGAAACAATTCTTTTAGACAACAAAAATAAAATTACAGCAAAGATAACTCCAGAAAAATTTAAAGGAGTATTATTTGATAAATGCTTACACTATATGATATATCCAAAGTTTAATTTCAGACTTATTGCAATATACACTTTTAAATAAAAACTTTAAATATAGCATTTAAACTATATTTATGTATAATAACAAGTTATGCCTTTACAAAAGATACAATTTAAGCCTGGATTTAATAAACAACAAACAGCAACCGGAGCCGAAGGGCAATGGATTGATGGTGATAATATAAGATTTCGTTATGGAGAACCACAAAAAATAGGTGGCTTCCAGCAACTCGTTTCTAGCACCTTAGCAGGTCCAGCGCGCGACCAGCATACTTGGACTGCATTGGATGGTAAAAAATATGCAGCAATAGGAACTTCAAAAGTATTAGTTATTTACTATGAACAAGAATTTTTTGATATTACTCCACTTGGAACACCACTAACTTCCTGCACATATACTTCTACAACAGGATCAGCAACAGTTACAATTAACAAAACAGCTCATGGATTAGAAGTTGGTGATTATATTATCTTTACAAGTGTCACGACTCCAGGAGCACCTACAACAAGTTATATAGCAGCAGATTTTACAACCAATACTTTTGAAGTTGTATCTGTTCCAACATCAGGAACTTTTACAGTTACAATGCCATCAAATGAAACGGGAACTGGTGTTACAGCGGGTGGATCTTTAACAACGACACCATACATTGAAATAGGACCAACATTTCAAACTCCTGCATTTGGTTATGGTACAGGATATTGGGGTGGAACAATTCCAACTTCAGTTACAACTCTTTTAGATGGAGCTATTAATAATTCAATTACAACAATTACAGTGGACTCAACATCTGCCTTTCCAACAACTGGAAGAATAGATATTGATAGTGAATTAATTACTTATTCAGGTAAAACTGCAACAACTTTTACCGGCTGTGTAAGAGGTGCAAATGGTTCAACTGCTACATCACACTCAGATAATGCAACAGTTACGAATGCAACAAGTTGGGTTGATTGGGGAGAAGAATCAAATACTGCAGGTGTTACACTTGCGCCAGGTTCATGGTCACTTGATAATTATGGTCAGATTCTAGTTGCAACCGTTAAGAATGGAGCAACTTATACTTGGGATCCATCAACTCCAGGAAGGTTAGGAATAAGAGCTGCAGTTGTATCCGGTGCTCCAACATCATCTATTATGAGTGTTGTATCGGATAGAGATAGACATTTATTTTTATTTGGAACTGAAACTACAATTGGAGATACATCAACTCAAGATCCAATGTTTATAAGATTCTCAAATCAAGAAGATATTAATACTTGGAATCCAACGGTTACAAACACTGCAGGTACATTTAGACTAGATACAGGAAACGAGATTATAGGAGCTGTGCAAGGTAAAGATTATATATTAGTTCTTACAGATCAAGCAGCATATACTATTCAATTTGTTGGCCCTCCTTTTACATTCTCTGTAAGACAAGTTGGAACAAACTGTGGATGTATTGGTCAACATGCAATGGTGTTTGCGCAAGGAGCAGTATTCTGGATGGGATTTGGTGGAGGATTTTTTGCATTTGATGGAACAGTAAAACAATTACCATCATTAGTTGAAGACTTTGTATTTACAGATGTTGGAGATAATTTAGGAATTAACTACGATGCAAGTCAAATAACTTATGCATATCATAATAGTTTATATAATGAAGTTGGTTGGTTTTATGCAAAAGCAGGTTCAACTCAATTAGATAGAAATGTAGTTTATAACTTCGTTGAAAATACTTGGGCAGTTGGATCTTTAACTAGAACAACATATCAAGATTCTGTTACTTTTGATTTACCATATGCCACACAATATATCACAAATGGCACACCAACATTTCCAACTATTAACGGTGTAAGTAATTTAGTTGGTTCATCTAAATACTGGGCACAGGAGACGGGTGTTAATGAAGTAGATGCAAATGGTAATGCAACAGCTATTGCAGCTTATGTTAAATCAGGAGACTATGATTTATCTGAACAAGGTTTAGCAGGAGATGGTCAATTAATTATGCGTGTTAAAAGATTTATTCCAGACTTTAAGAGTTTAGAAGGTAATGCAAAAATAACTTTATTCTTTAGAGATTATCCAGCAAATAATGAATCAACACCTTCAAATAATCCTCCATTGATTACAGGACCATTTACAATTACTTCTTCAACTGATAAAGTAGATACAAGAGTTAGAGGAAGACAAGTGAGTTTAAAAATTGAAAATGATGCAGTTGATGAAACTTGGAGATATGGAACTTTAAGATTAGACATTGAAGCAGGAGGAAGAAGATAATGGCAAAGATTACAGCGTATATACCAGAACCTAATGACAAATATGATGTTAATAATCAAAGACAAATTCTTGAAGCAGTTAATACAGTTAAAGATCAATTAAATTTTAGTTTTCAGCAAGATTTAAAAGATGAATTAACTAGAATGGAATGGTTTCTTAGTTAATGGCAAACGTATATAAAAATAAAGGTTTCTATTTAACAACATCAAATCTAACTACAGTATTAACTATTAATACAAGTTCAGTTGCAATTGTTAAAAGTATTAG